ATAGAGAAGATGATTGGTGGACAGATAGAAAAGGTGGCTATGAAGTCACTGTTAAATATGATGAAGAAAAGAAATAAAGTGAGATTTATATTATGTCCGATTTTTTATGGGTTGAAAAATACCGACCAAAGAAAATAAGTGATTGTATTCTTACAGAAGACTTAAAGAAAACATTTACACAATTTCTAAAACAAAAAGAAATACCAAATCTATTACTATCAGGTTCTGCTGGTACAGGTAAGACTACTGTTGCCAGAGCTTTATGTGAAGAACTAGGTAGTGATTATATTATAATAAATGGTAGTGACGAAGGTAGACAGATTGATACTGTAAGAAGTAAAATCAAAAACTTTGCCTCTACTGTTTCTCTTACTGAAGACGCCAATCATAAAGTTGTTATAATAGACGAGGCTGATTACATGAATGCTGATAGTGTTCAACCAGCGCTTCGTAATTTTATAGAAACCTTTTATAAGAATTGTCGTTTTATCTTTACCTGTAATTACAAGAATAAAATCATACCAGCTCTACACAGTAGATGTACGGTAGTTGATTTTAAAATTGTAAATGGTCAAAGAGTTAAAACTGCTACTGCCTTTCTTAAAAGACTAGAGGGTGTGCTTAAAGATGAGAATATAGAGTTTGATAAGAAGGTATTAGCAGAGTTAATTCAAAAGTATTATCCTGACTTTAGAAGAACAATAAATGAACTACAAAGATATTCCGTAAGGGGTAAAATTGATAGTGGTATATTATTCAATCTAGGTGAGGCGAATACAAAAGAACTCGTAAAGATACTTAAAGAGAAGCGTTTTAATGACATGAGAAAATGGGTTGTACAAAACCTAGACAAAGAGGCTTCAGCGTTGTTTAAGACGCTCTATGACACGTTATATACCTCTTTAGATGCGAAGTCAGTACCTCAGGCGATTTTGATTATCGCTGGGTATCAATATAAATCTGCGTTTGTCGCTGACCAAGAGATCAATATGGTCGCTTGTTTAACAGAGATAATGGCGGGTTGTAAATTTAAATAAACTAAATAGAAAAAAGAAGATCATTATGCCAGGAAGATTTGACGGTAGAAGTAGATTATCAAATGACAAGTATAGGAAAAATTGGGATAGAATATTCAAAACCAATCCTGTTGCCAAAGAAGTAAGAACTCCGAAGTTTAAACCTAGTGTAGTGAAAGCTAAAAAAGGTAAAGGGAGTTATACAAGAAATGGCAAAAAGAACATTATTCAGAACATTGATAGTGAAAGCTAGAATGTTTTGGGCTGACATTAGAGGCCATCATGGTAAAGTTTGGAATTACGAACCAGGCGATTATTACATGGGTAGCCACAAAGGTCACAAAAAACACTTAAAAAAATAAGATGAAAATTATATTATGTTTTTTATTGAAGATCAAAATTTTTTAAACGATCAACAAAAATCGTTTGTAGATGAATCACTTTTAAATGAGAAGATGCCATTCAAATTGGCAACTTACGCTGTAAAATTTAATGATAAAGGTTATCATTTAATCAATCACATAAAAAGACCAGAAGATATAGACGGAAACAAATCAGAATATTACTGGCCATTTGTTGATATAGTAAAATCTTTTTGTTCTAAACATAAAATCGAAATAAACAAAATTTTTAGAATGGCAGTTAATGTAACATTTAACAATGGCTTTGTTGATAAATGTCCAATACATACAGACCATAATTACAATCATAAACAACTCATACTTTATCTAAATGACGCTGTTGGTGATACAGTTATTTGTGATAATGATAATAAACCAGTTATAGTATCACAACCAAAAAAATATAAAGCAATTTGTTTTGGAAAACTACCACACTATCAGTACTTTCCTATATTTGGAGTAAGGTGTGTATTAGTGGTTACATTTGAATAGGATTATTATGTACGAATTAAGAGATTATTTAAACGCTATAAACTTTACAAAAGAAAACTTATTAGATACAGACGATCAAACTTGGGAAAAAAAGTACCCACCTTTCGTAATAAACAAGTGTCTTTCTGTACACTATGATTGTATTGCTCAAGCTAATGAAATGAATGGTTATCACTTCCTAGATAAGAAAACTCAGTTTCATTTTTATATAAATAGTATTAGAAAAAAGAAGCGATTTGGTGGCAAGTGGTTATCACAAGCCAAATTGAAAAATTTAGAGTATGTAAAAGAGTATTATGGATACAGCAATGAGAAGGCAAAAGATGCTCTCAATATACTTACTGAGGAACAAATTGAACTAATTAAGATTAGCCTTTTAAAAGGTGGGAGAACTAAATGAGCGAAGAAGCAATCAATTGGTCCGCTGACAGTATGTTAGAGGTTACAATTAAGCAACCAGATGACTTTTTAAAGATCAGAGAGACTTTAACTAGAATTGGTGTTGCAAGTAGAAAAGATAAAACATTATTTCAAAGTTGTCATATATTACACAAACAAGGTAAATATTTCATAACACATTTTAAAGAACTATTTGCGTTAGATGGTAAAAAAGCAACTTTAACACAAAACGATATTCAAAGACGAAACACAATCTCTATCTTATTACAAGATTGGAATTTAATTGATATAGTGGATAAAGCAAAGTCGGAAGATAAAGCACCATTATCACAAATCAAAGTATTACCTTTTAAAGAAAAAAAAGAGTGGAACTTATCGGCAAAATATAATATAGGGAAAAAAGTGGAAGCCAAGGATAATACTGATAATGCAAGTACCGAAGTTTAAAGAGTTTATTACAGAAACAGATATAGGTCGTAAAGATAAACCTATGACAGTTGCTATTGTAACTGTGGCAGATTCAAAAGACCCAAAAGAAAACACTACTGCTGATCTTATAACAAAAGCTTGTAAGAAAAAAGGTATTAAGTGTATAATCGTAAATACCAAATCAACAATTATCACAGCTAAAGATGAAGACAAAGGTACACTTACTGTCTATAATTATGATGGTAAAAATGCTGAACATACATTTGTAGGTAGAGATACTGTTTGTATAGTTAGAGGTGGCGCATTAGAAGATGAAGCAGGTCTTTCTTTAATATCATCATTTCAAAACTCACAAGCATTTATGATAAACACAAGAGCAGCGATGTTGACTTGTGATAATAAACTAACAACTGCTTTGTTATTTGAGAAGTTTGGTATACCAACTCCAAAAACAGCATTTGTATCTAATGAGAATAATATTAAAACTGCTTTAGATATGGTAGGAGGTAAATTTCCTGTCATCTTAAAGACATTAACAGGAACACAAGGCGTAGGCGTTATCAAAATAGAAAGTTACGAAGGTCTTGTGGCCACTGTTCAAGCGATGTGGAAACTAGAAGCAGAATTACTAATACAAGAATACATGCCTAGTGATTTTGATGTAAGAACTTTTGTGGTAGATAACAAAATATTTGCTAGTACAAAAAGAGTACACAGCTCATATGATTTTAGGTCAAATACACATAGAGGTGCTGAGGCAGAACCATATATTTTAAGTGATGAAGAAAAAGAATTAGTATTAAAAGCGGCTAGATTATCCAGAGCTTACATGGTAGGTGTTGACCATATCATATATAAAAATAAACCATACTTGTTAGAGATTAATGGTAGTCCTGGATCAGGCGCTGATTACGAAGGTTATCAACATAGAGATTATTACTCTGACGCAGAACCAGCTGGTAGAATAGATGGTGAAAAAATGATGGCCAATGTGATAGATTATATACAAGATAGAGCTCATTGGGATAGACAATCACTTATAGAATGTGGTTGGTTAGAAACTGTTATTTTAGATGAAGTAGGTAAAGTAAGAGTTAAGTTTGATACAGGTAATGGATCAAAGGCTTGTGCTTTACACGAAGATGAAATTTTAGAAGAAGGTAAAACTATTAAATGGAAGTATGATGGTAAAACTTTTAGTAAACCAAGACATGGTACAAGTAAAGTTTATAGAGCAAATGCTGATGGTGAAGAACCATCGGAAACAAGGCCAACTATATTAATGGATATTACTTTTAATGGATTTACTTACAAAGATATAGAAGTTGGTTTAGACGCTAGACCAAGATCAGGTTCAGATTTATTAGTCAATAGAGATTTAATGCGTCAAATGAATATTAGTGTCAACCCTAATAGAACATTTGTATTAAGTAAACGATTAAGACCGGTTGAAAAAGAGGGCAAACAAGATAAAGTTGGCTTTGAGAAAGATTAACATTGACATTTAAGTCAATGTGTGTTATATTATAAACAACTAAGGAGATATTATGCAAGAAGTGAAACTATTAAGACTCG